CTCATACAAGCGCAATCGCCTATACTAACCTCCCTAATGGAGGGTGTCTTTCATCCTGACAGGGCAGCTTTTATCCCAGCATTTAGGAGCCCTTGATAGCTAAATTGATCCTTGTCTTAAAGCCTCCATCTGTTTCATCATGCTTTCAAATCTTCGAAGCCTGATTCCACTGATGTTCCCTTGAGGGTTTAAGTCTTGTCTCAATTTAGCCACCATTTCTGAAACTAATTGGTCCCTACCTTTCAAGTCGAGGATTCTGGGTATTCTTCTGTTTGTGTAAGTTCTACAGAAGTTGTTGATCCATTCATCTTTAAATGACAGTGGTCTCAGATAAAAACCACCGAATCCGATCTTTGAAACAATCTGTTCACATTCTAACTGTTCGGAAATAGTAATGCCCTGGAGTTGTTCCACTAGGAGTCTAGTGTAATGGCCGATTAAAGGTTGGCACTGCCAGGGCCTCTCAGTTAAATATTGAAGAATCTTTTCTCTCTGGTACTGTTCCATAGTGTCAATAACACTCTTTCTTATGTTGACGTGTCTGGTTAGATATAACATTCTTTGAGCTAGAGGTCCAAGGATGGGGACATCATTGTACTCACATGCCATTGAGAGCGCTTTTGATCTGAGAAGCGACATGTGACAGGCATGCGACGCACCGACGTATCTTCGGTTGGTCCATCCAAATTTAGCTAGAGTTTTTCTAATATCGGGTACGGATTTTAACTCTTCAGGGGCAAACACCAAGCCGCAGAAGCTGGCTTCATTTACCTTACCGACGAATTCAACCTTGACACACCAACCATGTTCAGCCCACCATTCTTCGGTTGGTCCATTGTTGTTATGGTAGACTGAGAGAGCGTCGTCACCTTCATTCTTTGAGTTGCAATAAGGGTGTCTTTTGTCACTTAGTTGGTATGAGGCATAGTTCACCATTACATACATGCTTGCAGTATTTTTGTAACTGGTGTTCATTTCTCCGCTACAAAGTATGGCATTAACAAGAACATAGCCGAAGTGCCTCATATTAAGTCTCCGATAAGTGTCAATGACGTTCCGGAATAAGAGTTTAAGAGTCTGAGATTGTTTGATGGGTTCCCAAAGTTGCTTCAGGAAGTCTTGATCGAAATTTTTATGCTTGAGTGATGAAAAGAAAACTGTTCGTAATGCTCTAAGCAAAGGAAGTGGAGTTAATTGATGCCCGATCATATGTAGCATCAACTCATTGGATATTCTATATCGTGGGTCATTACCACCATTAGGTTCATCTATGTTAGCATAATGATCCTCCATGGCGGTTGCGTCCGAGGATTGGGCAATGACATCAGCCCCTCCCAAATCATCATAGATGGCTTTCGCCCTTTCTCTGACGGGGATGGTTTTTATCATTGCTCTGTTCTCGACTAGCTTATGCATAGCTGCATCGGCTATTGGACCCATTAAAACCTTGATTTCATCAATTGAGGAATTAATCCAACGAGCGGGTTTTTCTTCATCATAAGGTTCATCCTTAATGAAGCTATTCACGTCCACTATATCTTCAAAACCTTCTTCTTTAGGTCTAAAGATACCTCTAATTTTCATCTCTGACAGGACTTTTCGTAATTCAGTTTTTCTCTGTTCAGGATGATTGATATTGTTGATCCAGTCTTCTGGATCTTGAATTTGGTCACTACTAATGGTGTCAAACAATGGGTGTATATATTTTCTAGAGTATTTCAAAATCTTCCTCATTTTTGTGAAAGGAATGGTTGGAACTTTGGCTCCCAACCTCTTGAAAGCTCCCGCCAACACTGAAAGCTTGTCTTTATGATCGGGGTAGAAGATGCAAGCATCTGCTAAAAAT